GCAGACAGAGGATAAGAGCCAACGCCCCCAGAAACGCCCAGGTAAAGGAAGCTGTCAGGGCGGCAAAGGTAAGCGCGCTGAAGCATCCCGCCAAAATCAGACGCTGGAATTTTGCGGGAACTCCCAGCCGATCCGCTGTAAAGGCGGTCAGAAAACCTCCCAGCGTAATCCCCGCCACCCGGGGAAGGGACATTCTGCAAAGCCCGTCAAGCCCGCTCAGATCCCGGGCGTCTCCCGGTAAGAGATAATATTCCACGGTTACCGCCAGAAGCCAGCCGAGAACCAGATACCGGATGATTTGTTTCGCTTTCATAGAAGCACCTCCTGTACAAAGTGATTGTACAGGAGGTGTCTTTCAAAAGATCCGACGAAATCCTTACAAGATTCTGTCGGTTTTGGGCAGTTCCACAATGGCGCTGAACTGGTCGCCGTCAATGGCGACACGGAAGGTGCCGCCGACGGACTCGGTGTAGGTCTGAGCAATGGCAAGCCCCAGCCCGCTGCCCTGGGTGGAGCGGGCTTTGTCGCCCCGGGCAAAGCGCTGCATAATTTCCTCCGGCTGGAAGTCCATCTCATAGGAGGCGGTGTTCACCATCCGAACCCGATAGCAGCGCTCTGTTTCCCGGACTTCCAGGTGGATCCGGGTGCCGGGGAGGGCATACTTTATAGCGTTGTTTAAAAGATTGGCAAATACCTGGTGCATCCGGGACCCGTCCGTCACAACGGAAACGGAATCGGATTCGTAGTGCCTCCGCACCGTAAGACAGTGGGCGGCAAGCTGATCGTCCAGCAGCCCGATGGTCTGCTCCAGCAGACGGATCAAATCGATTTTATCCCGCTTGCTTTCCAGCACGCCGCTGGAAACCTTTGTCAGCTCAAAGAGAGACTCCACCAGCTCCCGCATATATCCCGCTTTCTGATTCAGCCGGGAAAGCTGTTCCTGCCCTTCCGGGGACAGCTCCTCTTTTTGAAGCAGCTCTCCGTATCCCAGAATTGCCGTCAGCGGAGTGCGGAGATCGTGGGAGACATTAGCGATCAGCTCCACCTTAAACCGCTCGCTGGTCACGGCGGCGCGGATGGCCTCCTCCTGCTTCTCTTGAAGGGCTTGAAGCTGGGCTTCACTTTCCGAAAACGCACCATCCTGTACCAGTACGGGAAGTCCCTGCCGGAAATTGGCAAGCTGCTGCTGGTAGTGGTTAAACGCCCTGCTGTACTGCCATAGGCACACCGCGCCAAACACCCCGGCAGCGCCAAAGCAGAGAACCGCAGGCAAAGAGATTCGAGGCATAGAAAGAGGGATCCATATTGCTGTGAGGATCCATACGCAAATGCTCAGCAGTGCCCATTGGACTTTCCGGAACCGCCGGATAAGCCGGGAAAGAAGGCTCCAGGACAGAGTGAATTTTGCCCCGATCCAGCCCCAGACCTCCCGGATACCCAAAAGGAGAAGAAAAACCGTGAGGCTTTCCAGCGCCCCGATCCAGGCATGATAAACGTTTGTGGAGACGAGATAATCTATGCCGTCAAGAGCGGAGCGAAAGGTAAGCCAAAGCCCCATGACCATCGCCGCCCCATCAGGACCCAGCAGCGGGATATTCTGCCGGAATCGGAATACTCCAAGGATGCCGCACCCCACGGCAAGAAAGCACATCGCCACTCCTGCCGCTTTCCGCCCAGGACTGGGAGAAACCGGAATGGGAGGAGTGCCAGCCTCGCTGGCAGAAATGCCCGCTTCGGTCCAGTCTTCCGTCGGTGCTGTGGCAGGGGAGGTATACGGAAAGACTGTCGCCTGGGTAGCTTCCGGCAAGGTGGTTTCTGTGGCAGCGGTTGGGGAAACACCCCTGGCCGCCTCCATACCCAGAATCCAGAGAACGGCGGACAGCAGGAGCAGCAGAACCGCGGCGGTATTACGGCGCTTCAAAGACATATCCGATCCCCCAAACCACTTTCAGATATTCCGGCTTCTTCGGGTTCCACTCCAGCTTTTCACGAATGCGGCTGATGTGAACCATGACTGTGTTTTCCACGGCGTAGGCGTCGCTCTGCCACACCCGTTCGTAAATCTCCTCGGCGGAGAAAACCCGCCCGGGATTAGACATCATAACGTGAAGAATTTTGTATTCCGTAGGTGTCACCCGTACCGGCTCTCCCCGAACAATCAGCTGCTTGGCGGCGGTGTCCAGAACGATGCCGCCTACCTGGATCCGATCCTCGCAGACGCCTTCCCGGATGGAGCCAAGGGAGTCGTACCGCCGAAGCAGCGCCTTCACCCGGGCGAGAAGCTCCTGCTGATAAAAGGGCTTTACCAGATAGTCGTCCGCCCCGGCCTCCAGTCCCAGCACCCGGTCAGAGCCCTCCGCCTTGGCGGACAGCATCAGAATGGGAACGTTGCTGTTTTCCCGGATCCGCATGGTGGCAAGGATCCCGTTGCACTGAGGCATCATTACATCCATAATGATCAGGTGGGGCTTCTGGGCTGACGCCATCCGGCAGGCTTTGTTTCCATTGTCAGCGGTGAGTACCTGATATCCCGCCTGACCCAAAGCGGTTTCGATAATATTCACAATGGAAGCGTCGTCGTCTACCACCAAAATCCGATAGCTTTGCGCCATCTCCATTCCCCCTCAACGGAAAGTCATAGTGAGATTATACCAGTAAGGACATAAAATTACAATCCATTTCTATTTTAGAAAAAAATGGGTTTTTGCGAAAAAAACACTTGCATTTTTCCTCCGCCTGTGGTATTATACTTTGGCACTTCAAAGAGTGCATACGCGCCAGTAGCTCAGTTGGATAGAGTGACTGACTACGAATCAGTAGGTCGGGGGTTCGAGTCCCTTCTGGCGTACCAAAATGCCCCAGAATCGAAAGATTTTGGGGCATTTTTCTAACTTTTTCGGACTCTTTCTTTGCCTACGTCAGACTGAGTTACTAATTTGTTACCAACCGTTTTCTTTCTCACTTCGGCAACAAGGTCTTCCGCTTGCAGGTGTGTATAGATTCTTGTGGTCTCTTTATCCACATGACCGACGATAGATTCCAGCATCGGGAGGCTCACGCCGTCCCGGATCGCCCTTGTAATGAACGTGTGGCGGCAGGAATATGGGGGCATATCCGGCTTCCCGATGGATGCCATAAGCTCCTTCCAGTCCCGCTTGGCAAAGTTATTGGAATCGTGGTTTGCCCCACTGTACCCGGCGATCAGCAAATCGGCGCCCTTCTCCTTGGCGGCAATCAGCATTTCCGTGTAGGCTTCCACGCCGTCTGTCCCGATTGGTATAACCCGGTTCCTCCCTTTCTCCGTTTTGCTGCCCCAAATGAAGTGATCTTCATAGCAGTTTTCCAGCGGGACGGTGAACAGCTCCCCAGGGCGGCAGCCGCAGGAGATCATTATAAGCGCAACTTTGGCGGCTGGCAGTTTGCTGGATTTGAGATGCTTCACATCATCATCAGTGAAAATCTTGCGGACAGATTTCTGCTTTGCTACCGTCTTCAAGTTCTCCGCCGGATTACTGATGGTGATACCCTCGTCCATAGCATAGGCGGCTACCTGATTCAGAAGTGTCCTGAGCTTGTTGCAGGTGGACTTTGCCATGCCCTGTTCTTCCAGTGCGATAATCGCCGCCTGATAGTCAGAGTGGCGGATTTTTCGGATCTTCATATCGTGGAGCTGGGAGCATTGCTTGAAAGCCAGCTTGTAGTTACCCATCATGGATTCCGATATTTCTCTGGCGTGTTCCTGATACCACAGATCGTACACCTGCTGGAATGTCATGTTGAACAGGTCGGTCACCTTTACGTCTGTGATGCGCTCCAGGGCTTTCTGTGCCTCCGCATAGGTGGCGTAGCATCCAATTGACACACCGCCTTTTCGGGCGTTATAGGGCTTTCCTCGTTTGCCTGACAGCTTCACGATTGAGCCGGATCCGTTGGCGCGTTTCCGGTGCTTCCGCTTATCGGCAATCTGTTTCTTTCCACAGGCTGGGCAGAATAATGCTCCTTCGGGAAGCTCCACCTTGCATTTAACACAGATACTCACTTTTTCCTTGCCTTTCCGGGTGCAATCTGATATGATAAATGGGTAGACTGCCCCTATCGTAGTGGGTTGGTGGTTTTCTACATTGCCGCTCCTGTGTGCGAGACAGGGGCGGCATTTTTTAGCAGTAATAAGTGGCGGATCCGAAATAGGAAAGCCACTTTTCGATGACTTCACCGCTTCTGGCTTCGATAATCATCATAATGTTGCGGAGGGTTCTTGCAGGGATCTTGGAATTGTTATGGCACAGGTAGCACCGCCCGGCGGAAGTGATCCAAATTTTTGTGGCGTTGTTGGTTGGAGCACCCTGGGAGACATGGACGTGAACAGGCTCCAACGGGTCGTTTTCGTTTGACCAAAAATAGACCCAGTAAGAACCGATCTTAAAAACCTGAGGCACTGTCAAATCCTCCTTCCTGGGCAAAGCGAAGGATCAAATGGGCGGTGGAGCGGATGACCTCTTCATACCGGGCAAGCTCTCCGGTGGAAAAGCCGAAAACATCCTGCCAAGTGTAGCCTGGGAGAATGCAGGCCGCATGATGGAAGCAGTCCGCTTCATCAGGCTTTTCCACATAGACCTTGACGGTATGATCCGGGCGCATTTCCGAGTGGACGATCTCGGTAGAATCGTCCAGGGTGAGGAATGGGTACATCATAAGGGAACCTCCTTGCAGGGTGACCATTTTCGTGACTTTACGAAAATGGTGGTATTATGTGTTGAAAACGGGCGATACCTCCGCTATAATGGAAGAAAGAGGGGGGTGGTATTCTGAAACGGTGGCTGACTTTGATGTTGGTATTGTTTGCGGTTTACTACCTTCCGATTTGTGCCTTTGCGCATCCTGGAAGAACAGATTCTGACGGAGGGCATTATAACCACTCAACCGGTGAGTACCACTACCATCACGGATACCCTGAGCATGACCATTACGATATGGACGGTGACGGGATCATTGATTGTCCATACGATTTTGTTGACAAGACAGGAAAGAATTCAGGAAGCAGCTCGTCAGACAGTGGGTATTCCTACAGCTATTCCGCCACAGAGGAAACTATACAACGGGTGCCGGAAACTAGCGAAAGTAAACCGGCTCCGACGGAACCCAAAAAAGAGGTGATGACTGGAAATATGAGTGCCATATATACAGCAATTGTAATGTTCCTGGTTGGTGCAATCGTTGTCGCTGTACAATCCAGTTCATACAGAGACGAAAAGAACAGGCTGGAGGAATTGAACCGGGAAAAATCAGCTGAAAACAAGAAGTTAAACTGTGAGCTTGATAGGCTCAAAAGTATCCACGAAATTGATGAAACGATTATTTCCAGTTTACAGGAAGAAGTTACGCGGCTGGCTGAAGTGGACCATAAATGTGAAATATACAAAGAGCAATATGATACCTTGTTGGAGATACTTCAAAGGAAGAATCGAGAGACAAAACTGGATGGAAAATCTATTGATAATCCGGTCAGTGAGGAGGAGTTGGACAAGCTTAGCTTCAAAATAGAAATACCGGCTCATGTCTTCTTTGATAATGATGGGCTTCCTGTGCTTTTGAAGCGGGGCAGCAGCGGTCAATATGGGGAATATACAGTTTATACGTCCTTTAATAGTAATATTTATCACGCAGACAGTTTATGCTCTGGGTACAATGCTCAGCCGACACATTTATTTCGTGCAATAAATCAAGGCAAACGGGTTTGCAAAAAATGTGCAAATCAGTTAGGGGTGCCAGATACGATTCCAGAGTGGTACTTGGATTTGAGGGCATTCCGAAGTGAAATTGATGAATAGGATAATCCCTCCATGCCGCCCGAAAGGGCGGCTATTTTACTGCTTATTGGGCGCAAGTCCCCGCAAAGTCCTGTCGTATTCTATCAATATGCATATCTGTTTCACCTTTGCATGATAAAGGCTAGGCAAACTAGCGAAGATGTTGCCGAACAGACAGCATTCTATATTCGGCAAGCTCTATGCTGACACCCATGCTATCTGCAGCGATTTGAATTGGGTACTCCAAAAGATCATGAAGTGCATCATCGTCATATAAAAGATCGACGGCAAATTGATCTGCCTCAATCTCATATCGATTAACGGCAAAATAGGTATGAGAATCCATAAAGATTCGATTGTATCCCCGGTGCAGTAGCGCATGGCCCAGCTCATGGGCGCAGACAAAACGAGCGTCGGGGTCATTCAGATTATCGTCGAGGAAGATAAGCTTGCATCGTTTCATCTTATGAAAGAAACCGCGAATGCCGCTGAGCGGGACCCTGACAACGGAAATACCCAGGGCATCAGCAATGCGGAAGGGATCACGGGTTCCATATTTGCGCACCAGGGAATCGGCAGCGCACTTTTGATTCATAGCTAATCCTTTCTGTACTTCTTAGGTGTAAACCGCTCCTTATTTTTTACCTTGGCAAGTTCCAAACCCACTTGTAACGCAGAACGGATGCTGGCTCTGGCCTCGTCGCTGATGGGGTTACCATCAAACATCAGGTCATCACTGCTATCCAGCTGCTCCATCATAATCTCAAGATCCTTAGCGACATCCCGCCTGTCCTTTTCTGTGAGAATAGATGGTTTATTTGTAGATTCATCGTCAATTAAATATGAAGTCGGTACATTGAACAAGGTCGCAAGGGCTTTGAGGGTGGATGTAGGGATGTCTTCAACGCGCCCACACTCCCACTTACTAACGGCATTTTTCTTAACACCGACTTTTTCCCCAAGCTCCGTTTGTGTAAGTCCCATAGATTTTCGCAATGCTTTAATTTTATCGCCGACGCCCATATGCTTCACTCCTTTAGTATCGTATCTTAATAATATCACATTTTTTTCAAAAGTCAATAAAAAGTATCTTGACAAAATGAAAATAGATGATATAATTGAAGTATCTTGAAAAGGTGAAGGGAAGTGAAACAATGAATGCGTCATTATTGAAGGGCAAAATGCGGGAGAATGACCTAACGCAACGTGATGTCGCAGATAAAATTGGCATTAGTCTGTCCAGATTTAATGCAAAATTAAACAATGCAGGCGGTGCTGAGTTCTCCTTAGGGGAGATAAGGGCAATCAGAACGCTTTTGGCTCTAAATTCGGAACAGGTAGATCATATTTTTTTCACCTAAAAGTATCTTAAAAAGGTGAATATCGATCTATCAGTTCTAAGTGAAGATATTTTATCACACAAAAAGTCCCATAAAACGGATGGAAAGGAGGCTACAAAATGGATGCTAGCAGTTGTGCGCATATCCTCCGGGGAATCATCAGCTATCACGAGCGGATGAACGCCGTAAAGTGCAATGCACTTGGCAAAGGCAAGGTATGTCAGGTAGATGCATTGTGCCCAGAGAAGGCAAAGAGTGACCTTTACCTGGAGGCAATGAAGTTCGCCCTTGCGGCGGTGGAGGAGAAGCTTTAAAAGAGGGATACGGTGCAAGGCCTGATTATTCTGGCGTGTTGGTTAAGATCTCGTAAGCTTTTTGATAGCAGGTTTCGCATTCCTTACATGCGTGCCAGTTGCTATCACATCCATTGAAACTGACGTACCATTCTCCTTTATGTTCAACCGGATAGAAGAACACATATTCGTCGGCTGAACTTATAGGACAGTGTATTTTGACTGAATAAGGCTGATTATCCATTTCTCCTCCGTTTCCCATGCACCGTATCACTATCTATTCTACATTACTTGATGCAGCCTATCAAGAATAAAATCCACGAACCATTCCACGGTAGGAGGTGAGAATATGAACGAGAAAAAAGCAACTGCCCGCCCCAGAGGGACAGACAGTGCAGAGGTAATTCAGGTAATTAAAACGACAGCTCTATAAGGAAGCGGAACGGCAAATGATCCATGTGAAATCAGAGTCCAGTATTGGAGCTTGGATGGGCAATTACTTGCCGATGGGCAAGGAGGATGAATATGCATTCTATTTGCGAGGCCTGCGGGGCGGAAAACGCGGGAGATGCAAATTTCTGTAGGATGTGCGCGGCTAAACTTAGGCCTGTGTGTGATTGCTGGGTAAAAAAAGAGCCGTATAACTGCGGACAGGACCAGTGCCCGGGTTACCGACTCTTTTTAATGGAGATGGTTAGAGATCAAGCTGCTTCTTCAGAAACTCACACCCAAAGTCAATAGCAAACTGCCGGAGACCTTCAGCAACAAAACTACCTGTGGCGGCGATACCCTTTCGGATACGAATAGCGGCAAGCTGTGTTCGGGGAATCTCTGCAATGGCATCTGGGAGAATATCAATTAGTTTCTGCCGATCATCGTCAGCGAGATTTCTTTCTTCTTTCAGCAAAAGAATTGTTGCTTCAATAGCGTTTTTTGTCCACGGGTAGGGCTTGCCACAATCTTTGCAATATGCCGGAGCAGTATATTTTGGAGCAGGCCCAAAATAACCACGGAGGCTGCCACGAATTACGGCATTACAATTTGGACACTGGCTTATAACGCGTGCTCCGCAGGTGGTGCAAAATCTGTCGGTACATGAATCCGAAAACAATTGGATCACATGACCGTTTTCACAGATGAATGCGGGGTAATACTCCATAATTTCACCTCCTTTCGAGGCGATTTTACCACAAAATGGTAAATCATTCAATAATTTGACGGATTTAAAAGAGGTGAAAACGTGACAGAAACAGAAAAGGCCGCCCCGGTGGCGGACGGCAAAGAAGGAATTCACTTGATATCCTCGGAACAGTGTGAGGGAACGGAGACAGATGAGGAGGCTTATCGTGTTTGGCGTGAAGGGTGCATCCGGTGCGGAGTTACACCCCTGCAAATGGTGAAATGGATCAGGGATCTGGGGCACGAGAAGTATGCGGATGATGTGGAAGAAATAATAGCGAGGTATGAGCCTCATTTCCGAGTGCAAGGAGGTGACACAAATGAGACCAGTAATGACCTTGGATGAAGTGACTCAGGGAATGCGGAATGTCGGCATCCCGATTTCCAAGAAAGCAATCGCCGACGGCATCCGGGACGGTACATATCCGTTTGGCAGGGTAAGAACCCAGGGACCGACAGGCAGATGCACTTTTGAGATATCCCGGATGAAATTTGACCAGTGGCTTGAAGCCGAATTTGGAGTAAAGGAGGAATTGCAGTGAGCTGTGAGCATACGGACTGTGCAGCCTACTACGATGGGAAGTGCCGCGCCCTGAGAGACACCGATTTCCAGGGCAGGGAATGTCCGTTTTACAAGCCGGCGGCGAAGCCGGAAGAAGAAAGGAAGGAACCCAATGAGTGAAAACGAGAAACTGGACCAGGAGCTTTTCCGGATGGTCCACAACAACCCCCGCCGTCAGGGCGTAACCAGGACTGTAGGCATCATCGTCCCGGAGGAGGATGCCCGCTGCTTTGCCGCCTACAAGGCCGGCTGCCAGCAGGGCGGCAAGTAGCAGGGAATTGCCATGACGATCATCGCAACCCTGGCAGTCATCGGCATGACCGTGGCGGCGCTGCTGTAGGTGCGGTACTCCCGTGGATGCTAAAACGCTTGACGTGAGTGCCCGGTGCGCCCGGCTGTTCCCGGCGTGTCTCTGTCCTCGCTGTGTCCATGATTCTATCATGGAGCCTTACGGCGTCCGATGCTGCGGGACGGCGCACATCTGCAAAACCACCCTTGGCACCCGGTGTGCAGTCACGTACTGCCCGGATTTTGAGCAAATTAAGCGCCCATGATTATCGGCGCTGATTTGATAATTCAACCGAAGAAAGGAGAAACCAATGTCCAATCAAAAGTCCATCTTGCAGATGGCAAGAGGAGCATTCCTGGAACGTGTGGATCTGGAAATGACCAAGATCATGGATAACATCCTGGATCCCAACACCAAGCCGACGGAGAAGCGCAAGCTGACCGTAACGATGGAATTTATTCCGGATGATGACCGGCAGAACATCGGCGTGAAGTTCTCTGTCAAGCCGACCCTGGCGCCTATTGTACCCGCTGTAACGAGCCTTTGGGTTGCGGGAGATATCGCCACCGGCGAATGCCAGGTTGTGGAAATGGTGCCCCAGGTTCCGGGGCAGATGTCTATGGATGGTGGTGAGCAGGAAGCCCCCGCGTCCCTGAAACTTATCAAAATTTCTTAAATTTAGGAGGAAGTCAATATGATCAAAGCGGCAATCGAAAAAATCCAGGAGCTGTGTGAGCCCAATATCGTCCAGGTTGACGGTCACTACTACATGGTGAGCGGTGACAAATACCGTGAGGTAAAGCCAGAACTGGAAATGGATGCTCCCATCAATCTTTCCAGTTTGGATGCCCTGGTGGCGTTCGTCAAGACGGAAGCCGTAAAGCGGTACCCCATGGTGTACATCACGATTCCCGACCACATGACGGTGGAATGCTTTACGCATCCGGATGACAATCTCCGCAAGAATCGCGTATATCTGTACAAAGCTACCGCAACCGATGTCCCCGGCTGGGGTGAAAAGGTTGCCCTTGGGTTTGAGGAGGCGCAGATCGCACTGCGGACCCGCTTCCAGCCCACCCCTGATACCGACTATGCCCTGAAACTGCTGAGCGATATTACCCTGGGGGGCAAGGTCACGTTTAACGACAACGGCATTGCAACCAGTGTGGTTACAAAGAAGGGGATTGACTTGCAGTCCAACGCCGCAATCCGTCCTATTATCCGTCTGCGCCCCTACCGAACCTTCCAGGAGGTTGAGCAGCCGGAAAGTCAATTCCTGATCCGTATCAATGAGCGGAATATCACATTTATCGAGGCCGATGGCGGTATGTGGAAGCTGGCAGCCCGGAAGACAGTGAAAGACTATTTGTCCTATGAGCTGTCCGCGGAAGAAACGGCGGGCACGGTGGCTATCGCCCTGTAGGAAACAAAATACCGCCCCCGGTCACGGCACGACCAAGGGCGGCAAGGACTAAACCCATGCCTCTATTATAGGGCAATCAGAAAGGAAAATCAAGTATGGATATTCGCATAAAAACGCTCCATTTGGAAAATTTCAAGTGTCACAAGTCTTTGACCTTGGATTTTGGCGGCAGAGATGCCGCTATCTACGGCGACAATGCCACGGGAAAGACCAGTGTCTATGATGCTTTGACCTGGCTGCTGTTTGGCAAGGACAGTGCCGGCAACGGCGAAAAGAACATCGACATTAAGCCTCTGGATCCATCCGGGAATGTGAAGGACCACCAGGCGCTGACAGTAGTGGATGCGGTATTCCTTGTGGACGGTGAGGAACTGGATCTCCGCCGGACGTATCGGGAATTGTGGTCTACCAAGCGGGGCAGCAGTGAGACCACCTATGATGGGAACACCTCGGAATACTACGTGGACGGGGTGCCCTGCAAGCGGAACGCTTTCCAGGATCGGGTCAATCAGCTGATGAACGAGGATACTTTCCGGATGCTGACCAGCGTGAGCTATTTTGCTTCTGGAATGTCCTGGCAGGATCGGCGGGAGACGCTGTTCCGGGTTGCGGGAGTGGCAGACGATCAGCAGATCCTCCAGACCGACCAGCGTTTTCTCCCGCTGGTGGAGAGCATGGGAAAGCTTTCCCTGGACGGATATAAAAAGAAGCTCCTTGCAGAGAAAAAAGGGTTTGTTGGGGCAAAGACGGAGATCCCTGCCAGAATCAGCCAGTGCGAAAAGGCCATAAATGACCTTTGCAGCCTGGATTTCGCGGCAGAGAAAGCGGAGCTAGAAGTCCTTAACGCGAAAAAAGACGGCATTGCTGCCCGGATTTCGGAAATTGAGCATGACAGCGCAGCGGAGCAGAAGCGACTTGCCATCCGGGAAGTCCAACTGGAAATTACCAGCCTCGAACACGGAAATAAAGTGTTTCGGGATGCCCAGAGCGCGGGGGTGCAGAGTGCCGGCGATATTCGGCGGGAGATAGTTTTGCTCCAATCCCGTTTGGAAAATCGCAAAATGCTTCTTGCAACCACAGATAGGACGATTTCTGACTGCAATGGTAAGATCCAGAAATCCCGGGAACTTTGGATGACTATCAACAGCGAGGTGTTCAGCGGCGGCACCTGCCCGACCTGCGGACAGCTTCTCCCGGAGGATCGCCGTAAGGAATCAGAGCATGCCTTCGCAGAGCAGAAAACCCGGCGCCTGAAGGAAGTGGAACAGTCCGCCGCATATACGAAGGACACCAAGGCACAGTCGGAGAAGCGCCGTGAGGAGCTGCTGGAAGATATTTCCGGCCTGGAGGCGCAGATCCAGGATAAGGAGGGTCTGCTTGCCAGCGTGGAGAGTCAAAGGCTGGAAGTTAAGGATATGGACGATTATGCGTACAGAATGCAGGAACTTAAAAACCGCTGTGACGTACTTACCGGAGAACTGTCCGAGCTGATGAAGGGCACTTATGATGTGAAGGAAAGTCTTCGGAAGGAAATGGCATCGGTTAGCGCCCAAATCAGCGAAAAAATGGCAGCTATCAGCATGGAATCTCTGTTGGAATATAACCGAAAACAGGTTGAGGAACTGCGGCAGGATGCGAAAAACGCGGCTGCCTGTCTGGAAGCCATTGAAAAAATGCTGTACCTCATGGATGAGTACAGCCGGTATAAGACCCGTTTCGTGGAGGAGACCGTGAACAGATGCTTCCGGATCGCCAAATTCCGCCTGTTTCGGGAGCAGGCAAACGGAGGCGTTGAGGACCGGTGTGATGTGGTCTATGATGGCGTCCCCTATACGGGGCTGAACAACGGCATGAAAATCAATGTGGGTATCGATATTATCAACACTCTTTCCGGAGCATACGGCGTCAGCGTACCGCTGTTCGTAGACAATGCGGAGGCCGTGACCAGACTTGAACAGTCCAATATGCAAATGATCCGGCTGGTTGTGTCGGAAAAAGATAAGGAGTTGAGATTAAACCATGAAAATTAAAGACAGAGCAAAACCTGCGCTTCCTCCGATTCCGGCGGGGCAATATCTTGCCGTTTGCGTCGGCGTGTTTGATCTGGGTGAGCAGTACAGCGAGAAGTTCAAGAACTACTCCCCAAAACTGACAATTACCTTTGACATTCCATCTGTAACCATTGAGGTTGACGGAAAGCAGGAGCCACGGCAGCTGAGCCGGGAGTTTACCATCAGCGGCAAGAACAACAGCAAGCTGCGGGCGTTCATTTCCTCCTGGAATGGAACGCAATATTCCGACGAGGCATTCGGAGAATTTGACCCCATGACGCAGATCGGCAAGCCCGCCATGATCAATGTTCTGCTGAACGAAACCGGGGAATATGCAAACATCGATACCATCATGCCACTGTTCCCTGGCCTTCCTGCCCCCACCACGAACACACAGCTGAAAATCTGGGACATGGACGCTTGGGACGATAAGGCATTTGAGGAGCTTCCCGGATGGGTTCAGGATAAAATCAAGAAGTCCACCCAGTACCAGAAGGAACACGCCCCCGCCACCACGGTTGCCGTCATGCCCCCAGCTGCTCCCTCCGCCGCCCAAAACGCTTTTGCAAATCTCATCGCCCAGGCACAGGCAAACGCGGCAGCACAGCCGCCCCAGGCCACCCAGGAGGAATGCCCAATATGATATTTACGGCGCTTGCTTCCTCATCCGCCGGGAACGCTTACATAGTTGACGATCAGGATACCCGCATTCTTTTGGAGTGCGGGATATCCCATAAGAAGCTGAAGCAGCTTTCCGGCTTTTCCCTTTCCCAGTTTGCCGCTTGCCTGGTCAGCCATGAGCACAAGGATCACGCAAAGGCGGTGAAAGATCTGATCAAGGACGGAATGACCGTCTACATGAGCGAGGGCACTGCTGACGCCCTGGAAATGGACGGCGTGGAGCTGATATCCTCCATGGAGCAGTTCAACATTGGCAGCATGGATATTGTACCGTTTACCACGTTTCATGACGCCGCAGAGCCGCTTGGCTTCCTGATAAAGTCCAGGGCGGACGGGGATGTGCTGGCTTTTGCCACGGATACGGTCAACCTGCGATACCGGTTTCCGGGGCTGAACATTCTGGCGATTGAAGCCAACTACGACAAGGAAATTCTGGCGCGGTGTGAGAGAATGCCGGAAAAGGTGCGCTACCGGATCACTAACACCCACATGGAAATCGGTACCCTTTGTGAGTACCTGAAGACCCTGGATCTGAGCCAGAGCCGGGAAATCCATTTGCTCCATTTGAGCGACGCGACCAGCCATGAAGGGCATTTTATCAATCAGGTGCGGCGGTGTGTACCACCGGGGGTGTTGGTAACGGCGGCTTGCCGCGGAAAGTAGAGGTGATACCATGGAGAATCGAAAACAGTTTACGTTTTACCGTTCCTATTTTGAGGCAATACAAGACCTTGGACAGAAGGATCAAACGGCTGTCCTGATGGCGGTGTGCGCCTATGCGCTGGACGGTACAGATCCAAAGCTGAGCGGCTCGGCATCTGCCGTGTTTAAGGTCATCCGCCCTACCCTTGACGCCGGGCGCCGGAAAGCCATCGGCGGAATGTCTGGAAGACCCGGCAAAGATAGCAAAAAGCCTTGTGGTGAAGTTTCTACCGAAGGCAGAAAGAAGAAAGATACAGCGAAGATACCGGAAAGGAGAAAAAGAAAGAGAAGGAGAAAGAGAAAGAGGGGGAGAAAGAGATAGAGATAGAGAACGAATGTTACTCCCCCTACCCCCTCTCAGAGCAAGAGAAACGCTTTTCGGTGTTTTGGGGTGACTATCCCCGGAAGACAGGGCGAGAGGAAGCTCTGCGCGAATGGATGCGGCTGAACCCTGACCAGAACATGGCAAATGAAATTATGGGTGGTCTGGCGGAATGGAAGCAAACAGCAAGCTGGCATCGGGAAGGGGGCAGGTATGTACCCTCTGCCAGTAAATGGCTTTGGGATCAGCGCTGGAAGTGGCATCCAGAACCGGAGCGGAGTATACCAAATGGAGCAAATGGCGATTTGGGCGAGGATGAGCTGTGGGCAATCCGCCGGGCGTTGGAGGATAAAACACTGCCGCAGGAGGAAACGCCATGAGTCAGAAGACCGTAAAACTCGGACAAAAGGTCCGGTTTGACCCGTACAAGGAGCGGGGAATCGGCAAACCGGACATGGAAGGCCCAACCACCGGCACGGTGGACTACATCAACGAGCCCCACCGCTGGTTCGGCGTTACATACGGCCCAGGGCTGCGGACAAGTTTCCTGCTGTGCCAGGTGGGGGAGGATGTGACGATCTATGGGTGACTTAACCCACCTGAGCCTGTTTTCCGGGATTAATTATGGAGGTGCCATGAAAACAATTTCTGATGAAACTAGAAAGAGAATGTCTGAATCCGCAAAGAAAAGATGTACCCCGGAATGGAGAAGACAAAAAAGTGAAATGTATTCAACGCCCCTTGACCGAGATGCAGTCGAAAAACTATACAATGCTGGACATACCCAGGCTGAGATTGCGGATATTATGGGCACTACACAAAAGGCAGTTTGGAGGTTCATGCGGAACAAAGGAATAAAAGCCAGGGTGGCAGCCAAGAGAGATCAAAGAGGTGAGAAAAATTCATCATGGAAAGGGGAAAACGCAAAGTATGGTTCGTTCCACCAGCGAGTAAAGGATAACCGCGGAAGGGCAAGGGACTATGGATGCTGTATGTGTGGCTCAACAGACCCACACAAAGATTATGACTGGGCAAATCTCACAGGTAACTATAACGACATAATGGATTATGCGCCGATGTGCAGATCGTGCCACAGGAAATTCGATTACGGGAAGCGGGTGATGCCAAATGCCAAAAGATATGACGCACCTTAGTCTATTTTCTGGCATTTAGTCGGCGGTCTGGACATAGCTGCCGAATGGGCGGGTTTCCGCACCGTTGGGCAATGCGAGTGGGCGGAGTACCAGAGACAAGTTCTGGAAAAGCACTGGCCCGGCCTGCCCAGGTGGCGGGACATTCGGACACTGACGAAGGAGAGTTTCTATGAACAAACAGGACTGCGGACCGTCACAGTGGTATCAGGAGGATTTCCTTGCCAGCCTTTCAGTGTTGCCGGGAAGCGACGAGGCAAGGAAGATGACCGTTACCTCTGGCCGGAAATGCTTAGAGTTATATCGGAGATCCGGCCCACTTGGGTCATTGGTGAGAATGTTGCTGGGATCGTCAGCATGGCGCTCGACACGGTGTTATCTGACTTGGAAAACATCGGCTACACCTGCCAAGCGTTTATTATTCCGGCTTGTGCCGTCGATGCCCAGCACCGGCGGGATCGATGCGCGATTGTGGCCCACGCCAACAACAGACAGCAAAACGGAGAGGAAGAAAAAATACGCACAAGGAGGCACGCCACTGACTTTAGCAGAGAAACTATGGCCGACACCAATCGCTACCGACTGGAAGAACCGAGGATGCAAGGATCCCTCAAAAAACCGGGGATGCCAGCTACAGACAACGGTTGGCGGTCAGCTCAACCCGGACTGGGTGGAGTGGCTGATGGGCTTCCCCATTGGCTGGACGAGCCTGGAGACGTCCCCAGAATCGCCACCGGCGTCAAAGACAGAGTGAACCGCCTGAAATGCCTGGGGAATGCGGTGGTGCCGCAGCAGTTTTACCCGGTGTTCCGGGCAATTGCAGAAATTGAAAGGACTGAAAACCATGATCGATAAACAAAAGACCATTGCGGCCCTGGAAGCCTATCAGGCCGGATGCAAAGGCACGGTAGCCGCTACGGTGGCGGCGTGCGTCGGGATCATCCGGGGGATGCCAGAGGATGCAGCGGACAAACTGGAACGCCTCGCCGCCTATGAGGATACCGGCCTGGAGCCGGAGGAAGTCTTGGAGGGAATTAAGGTCAAAAATGGTGGAGTGTATGAACTGCCAACCATTTTCGGAGTACCATTTGAGGAAATCCGGGATATGGTCGAGGCAAAGCGGTCCGGGCGGCTGCTGGCACTACCGTGTAAGGTGGGCGACACGGTTTACCTTCCAGACCATGACCGTGTAATTGAGGCGGAAGTAACCTGTATAAGACCATTTGTGTTCCAAGATAAAATCGAATTTCGCGGAAACGCTGCCTGGAGATTTGAAGATCCGTTCCATCACGATGGGCGCATATTGGAGCAGGATGTGTTTATCGTATTCGGAAAAGACGCATATTTGACCCGTGAGGAAGCCGAAGCGGCGCTGAAAGGAGAAAACAATGAAACCGATTCTATTTAACACTGAGATGGTGAGGGCCATCCTGGACGGGAGGAAGACTTGCACCCGCAGGGCGGTGAAAGCGAATGGCGCGAAAATTGTTGAAATTGAAAGGCGAGATTTGTCGCCGTTTAGTGTTTATACAAGTGTCGCAAAGAAGAACGAGCTTTCTGGTGAGTGGATACGAAAGCCATATCAGCCCGGCGACATCCTCTATGTCCCGGAAGCATGGAAATGCAGTGGTACATTTGGTGAGCTTGGCTATGAGGTGGAGTTCCGGGATGGTCAGCACATAAAATTCCGGTTTGAAGATCGGGACCGGGCAAAAAAGTGGGCCAAGTACCGGGACAAGCCGTCCCATCAGTGGCAATCCCCATATTTCATGCCCAGAGAGGCGGCACGGATATTCCTGCGGGTGACAGATGTCCGGGCGGAGCGGTTGCAGGATATGACTGTGGAAGATGCTGCGATAGATTTCGGCCTTTGCCCTGAAGAAATTCAGACCCTTGGAATGGACCTGCTTTGCAAGGGAATATGGAACAGCACCATCCCGAAAGACAAACTACCCATCCATGGCTGGAAAGCCAACCCGTGGGTTTGGGTAATCGAGTTTGAGCGGATCAGCAAGGAGGAAGCCAAGGAATGACCACAGAAGAGGCAAAAGAAATTCTTTCCACAGTCCTTGAATACACCCATATTGATTGCGACTATGGGTATTACAAGATCGACGGTTCTGTAAAACTCGTTCCCGGAAAAGATATTGCAGAAGCGTTAGAAATGGCAATCGCCGCCCTCCGTGCCCAGCAGGAACGGGAGAACCCCAAGCCCCTGACGCTGGAGGAGCTGCGGGAGATGGATGGGGAGCCAGTCTATCTTGATTTAGATACCTGGGCGATTGTCAAATATGACGTAGGAGATCCATTACTTGTCTTTAACGAAGGAAGCCCTTGTGACGCTAAATTATGGTATGAGAAGATTGAGCCAGCCTACCGGAACAAGCCGAAGGAGGGCTGACCACTAAGAATTGGAGGGTGACATGGGAAAGCGAATGAAGGATCCGTATGTAGCTTGTCCATACTACTGCTCGGAAGATCCCCAGCACATTTATTGCAAAGGGGTGGAAGATGGAAACTGGATACACATGTCTTGGGGCAGTAAAATGGACAAGGAGAGATATAAACGGGATATATGCAAAAAATGTTGGGAAGGTTGCCCGGTTGCCTCTTTGCAGAAATAAAAGTGTCATTTATCTAAACGAAATATGGAAAAATGCGGTGGGTATCTATCCAATTAGGGGTGGATACCCTTCCTCTTTATCCTTTGATAAAATTGGGTCAGAAAGGAGGGACGCCTATGGACTGGGAGAAAATCAAAATCGAATACATTACGGATCCGAGAAGCAGCTACCGGTCTTTGGCGTCCAAGTATGGGGTGTCCATGACCCAGATCTGCAACCGCTCCAAGGCGGAAGGGTGGATCGCCCAGCGGAAGCAGTATTTGAGCGAACTTGAAACGAAAACGCTGGACACCCTCAAGGACCAGCAGGTGGAGCAAATGACAAAGGTCAAGGACACTGCCTACGCTTTGCTAGGTAAGCTCCAGAAGGCGGTAGATAGCGTGGACAGCAAGCAGCTTGTGCGTAACGCCAAGCTTGCCCGGGGGCTTACAGGGGCGCTCAGGGACATCAAGGATCTGCTGGACATTAAGTCGGAAGCGGACACCCAGGAGCAGCAGGCACGGATCGAAAAGCTCCGTCAGGAAATCCAGAAGACGAATGACGGCGGCGGAAACGAGATCACCGTGCGGCTGTTGGATGGAGCGGAGGACTATGGGGCGTGACCTGACCATGCCGGCGCCGAACCCAAAGCAGAGGCTTGCCTTCATGGAGCGGCATCGGTATGTTGCCTACGGCGGCGCCCGGGGCGGCGGGAAAAGCTGGTTTGTCCGGTGGAAGGCAGTGCTGCTGTGCCTAACCTATCCGGGCATTAAGATCCTTATCACCCGTAAGACCTACAAGGAGCTTTTCAACAACCACATTGCCCCGCTGCTTCAAATGCTGAACGGGATCGCCAGGTACAACAGAACGGATAAGATCTTCACTTTTCCGGGCGGCAGCACCATCACCTTTGGGTACTGCAATAACGATGGGGATTTAGGCCAGTACCAGGGCGCGGAGTACGATGTGTGGTTTGCCGACGAGGCGGGGCAGTTTCTGGAAAGCTGGCTGAAGTCAGCTTCCATTAGAGAACACAACAGACAATCCCCATATAAATAACTGAATACCCTTCTTTGAAGCACCTGCTACTGACCGAGAGAAAAAATCGGTTAAACGGCGG